GGCAAAGGCAAGCGCGCAAGGCATGGATGCGTTCTTCACTCGGGGCAAGGCCAACGAGGGGGTAGAGCTTCCGCTCTACCTCCCCGATGGCACCAAGAGTGAGCACTGGGTGCGCATCCGTGGCGTGGACTCCGACATCTTCCGTGCAGCGGAAGCGGAATCCCGCCGGGATGCCTTCCGCATCGCCAACATCGAAAGCCCTACCGAGCGTGCGGAGGCCATCTCGGCCAGCAAGCGCCGGCTGGTAGCTGCTCTCGTTGCGTCCTGGTCGTTCGACCGCCCGTGCACCGTCGAAGACGTCGATGACTTCTTCCTCGAGGCACCGCAGATCATGGACGCCATCGATATGGCGGCGAGCAGGCGCGCGCTTTTTTTCGCCAAAGGGTCGAGCAACTCGCAGCCTTCGCAGAGCACGAGTTCAAGCTCGACCTGATCCCTAAGGGGTCAAAGCAGAGCCTGCGTGCATCTCTCATGCAGGTCTGGAAAACGCTGAAGAGGAAACCTCCTCAGCTGGAGAACGCGCCGGAGCTCCCCGAGGAGCTTCGGTATATCTGGGAGTGGTTCCGGGAGGTCTTTGCGGGTGAGCCGCTGACGTACGCCGAGCTGCAGGCCTGGTCTTCCATGTCGGGTAAGCGCACGACTGGATGGGAGGCCGAGCTGATAAAGTCCCTCGACCGTATTTTCTGGAGAGTGCAACATGGCGACAGACGTAGCAAGCCTGGCAATCCGGGTCGCGTCGATAGAGGCGGAGCAGGCCAACCGTCGACTCAATAACCTTGCCAACTCCGGCGGAAAGGCGGAGCGTGCGACCGACGGCCTTACAGGCGCATTTACCAAACTTATCGGGCCGCTAACTGCGGCCATCAGCGTGATGGGCACGTTGAACAAGCTGGTCAGTGTCCAGCGAGAGTTCGACGTCCTCAACTCCGGCCTGGTCACCGCGACCGGCAGTGCCGAGAACGCAGCCCTCGCTTTCGAGGCGCTGGAGGAGTTCGCGGCACGCACCCCATACGGCCTGCAGCAGGCGACCGAGGGCTTCACCAAGCTCGTCAACCTGGGCCTGACACCCAGCGAGCGGGCCCTGGAATCGTACGGCAATACCGCGTCGGCCATGGGTAAGGACCTGATGCAGCTCGTCGAGGCGGTCGCCGACGCGACCACCGGCGAGTTCGAGCGCCTGAAGGAGTTCGGCATCAAGGCGAAGCAGCAGGGCGACCAGGTCTCCCTGACGTTCCGCGGCGTAACGACCCAGATCGGGAACAACGCAGCCGAGATTGAGAAGTACCTGATGGACCTGGGCGAGAACGAGTTCGCCGGGGCCATGGCACTGCGGGCCGACACACTCGACGGAGCCCTGGCCGAGCTCGGGGACACCTGGGACGGCCTGTGGCGCTCCATCAACGAGATGGGCGTCGGCGATGCCATCGAAGAATCGGTGCGCACCGCGATCGCTGCTCTGGAGGAGCTCACCGCGATGGTGGAGTCCGGCCAGATCGAGGCTCTGCTCAAGTCGCAGACGGTGCAGTGGGCCAACTGGGGCTCGGACATCGAGACCTCCATCGCCATGGTCACCGAGTTCATCAAGGAGAACTTCGGTGAGTGGGAGGACGAGGGAGACGGGGTCGTGCAGTTCCTGATCGACGCCTTCACCCAGCTGCCCTCCAACCTGCGGGCGATGGTCCAGATACTGACCATAGAGTTCGCAGCTGGCTTTGATCGCATGGTCGCGCAGGCGGAGTTCTGGCGCGACTCCGTGAAGGCAATCTTCACGGACGACACCATCGCGGCATCCGCCGCTCGCTACATGCAGCGCTTGGAAGGCATCCAGGCGGTACGCCTCGACTCGATCGACTCGGCACTCCAAGAGCGTGACGCTACGGTCAAAGCCAGTGACGACCAGATCGCCGCGGCTGCACGTCTGCGCGAGGAATACGACAAGACCAAGGCTGCGGCTGCCGCGGCTGCCAAAGAAGACCGGTTGGCTCGCTTCAAGGTCGGGGCTGATCCGTCTGGCAGGGCCTCTGGTGGCGTGGACAAGACCGCCGAGTCTGCCCGCAAGGCTCGCGAGAAGGAGTTCGAATCGCTGCGTCAGTCGCTGCGCACTGAAGAGGAAGCCATCACAGCATCCTACGAGAAGCGCAAGGCCATCATTGAAGCCAACACCGGTGTAGAGACCGAGCTGCGCGCCGACCTGATGCGCCGGCTGGAAGCCGACCGGGCGGAACAGCTGAAGAAGCTGGAGACTGAACAGGGCGCTGAACTGGAGTCTCTTCGCCAATCTCTTCGCACCCAGGAAGAAGCCACCCAGGAGTCGTACGACAAGCGGATGGACATCATCCGCAGGAACACCGAGGAAGGTTCTGCGCTCCGTGAACAGCTCGAGTCGAGGACTGCGGCTGACCGCGACCGGGCCCTCGCCGACGTCGAGAAGCGGCGCCAGGCGGAGCGCGACAGCCTATACAACTCCCTCCTCACCGAGGAGGAGGCACTGCGCCAGGCGTACGACCGCAAGAAGGAACTCATCCTGGAGAGTGAGACAGTCACCGAGCTTGAACGGCAGGACCTGCTGCGTCGTCTCCAACAACAATTCTCTGATGAGCAGGCCCAGATGGAGACTAAGCGCATCCAGCAGCAGCTGGGCGCGGGTGAGGCGCTGTTCGGCGGCCTCGCCGGGTTGGCCAAGTCGTACGCTGGCGAGCAGTCGAGTGCCTACAGGACACTATTCGCGGTGAGCAAGGCCTTCTCCGTTGCCCAGGCGGCCATGTCCATCTCCACCGGCCTCGCCAAGGCCCAGGAGTTGGGCTTCCCGGCCAACCTGGCGGAGATGGCTAGGGTTGCGGCCACTGGTGCAGGCATCCTAGCCCAGATCAACGGCGCCCAGTTCTCCGGGGCTTACGACAAGGGCGGCCAGATTCCTGCTGGCAAGATTGGTATCGTCGGTGAGTATGGACCGGAGTTCGTGCGTGGTCCTGCATCTATCACGGGCCGTCAGTTGACTGAGCGTCAGATGGCAGGCTCTGGTGGCGGGGAGTCCCAGGCGCAGCCCGCGCAGGTCAACATCCGCCAAATCAACAGTTTCGACACGGGGGTCATCGGCGACTACCTCGGGTCGGGCGAGGGGGAGGAGCTGCTGCTGAACGTGGTGCGCCGCAATCGCACCTCCATCCGTAACGACATCGCCGGAGGATAAGTAGAACATGGAACTCTGGCCTTTTATTCCGCAGCGCGGTCTTACCGAGTCTTTGGAGTGGCTGACTGACGTTATCCGCTGCAAGGCCGGAGAGGATCGCGTCGCGCTCCGCCATCTGCCGAGGCAAACCTTTCAGGCCCGCTGTCTTCTCGACCCTGAGGAGTACGGCAGGGCCAAGACCTTTTCTCGCAGCCAGTCGCAGGAATTCCTGATGCCAATGTGGCCACTATGCCACAACGTCGGTGACTTGCTTTGGGGCGCGGTATCCATTGCCGGCGAGTTCGATCCGAGGTTCTTCTCGGGTCAGGTCGTTGTGTGGGAGGACTCCTCCAAATGGGAACTGGCAGATGTCACGGACGTTGGTGGCTCGGCACTCACGTTGGCCTCTGAGCTATCGCGCGGGTATTTCAACGCAGCGCTTGTTCCTGTGCAGGTCGTTCGTTTTGCCCAGGCCCCGGACTTTCGTGTTGGAACAAGCGACGTTCGCGAGGCCGATATACGGACGTTATCAGTAGGAGCATTGCAATTGACGTCCACTACTGAACCGGTTATTTACCGCGGGCTGCATGTACTGCTGGATGACAACATCCTAGTCTCCCAGTTGCGCGAGCGGCACTTTAGGGAAGTAGACGAGACAGACAACAGGACGGGCATCATAGCAGCTAAGGAGGTCTACTCTGGCGCCGAGACGAGCACCGTCATGTCCTGGCACCCGCTGACTAGGGCCGAGCTGTATGCGACCCTCGAGTGGGTCCACACCCGCAAGGGCCGCCGTCACGCCTTCTGGTATCGTAGCCACAACGCCGACTTCCTGCCGCTGTCCGCGCTTGGCCCGAATACCGCGCCAGGAGAGTCCGGCACCGACTACGTGGAGGTAGAGCGCGTCGAGGCGCTGGCCGACCTCGTCCCCTTTGACATCCTCGTGGAGAGGACTGATGGGGCCCGAAGATTCTACCGTGTCCAGGCAGTCCGGGAGCCTTCTTCGGACCGTACAGCCCTGGTGCTAGCCGGCAACGCCGGGCCGCAGTGGGCGCTGCCTGAGATTGCCCGGATGAGCTTCCTGGTCTGCGTCCGGTTCGACGCCGACCGTATCGAGATTCGCCACACGGTAGGCGGCGCCGCCACCGTGTCCGTCCCAGTCGTGGAGGTACCAGCACCATGAGTGCACGCACTGAGCTTTACCGCTTTGTAGAGACGGGGTCTGTAGACCCTTTTTCCCGTAACAATAACCTGTTCTTCATCCTGGACAAGTCAGGGTCGATGAATGAGGTTGCTGCCGGTACGCGTACCCGTCTTGACATCGCGAGGCAGCAGTTGACCGAAGTGCTGGATCGTTTGGATGACATCCGGCAGGAAAGGGGCATCACCCTCCATATCGGGGTGTGCGTCTTCAGCAGCACCTCAACAGAGGTTATCGAGCGTCGCAACGCCGGGACCTCCGACATTGATGACATCAAAGCCTTCCTAGCCGGTGTGACGGCCGGCGGGAATACCCCGTATGATGCCCCGATGGCAGCAGCGGTCGATTACTTCCGCGAGCCTTCCTCCGGATTCCGGCGTGCATGTTTCTTCATCACTGATGGTGCGCCTGTACCGGAGTCGACAGCTGATGCTGCGGCATTGCTGGCGGCTGACATGATTCGCAGGCGTGGTGAGTTCAGTCGCGACGTGGACAATGACGTGAACATCTATGGGGTGGCGGTCGACCTGTTCGATACTGTGCACCTCGCCAAGCTGGACAACACTCCGAGGGATGGCATTCAATCCATCTCCTCTACAGCTTCGCAGGGCCTCTACAACGCGCTGCTGGCCGAGGACTTCGAGGAGCGTCTGGTGTGGAACTACACCAACGCACCATATGCCATCGACTACGGCGGGGAGACCTATGTGCCCGGCGCGGTGAGCCACAGCGAGGTGGAGGCCCGGCAGGACATCGCGAGGGCCAACCTCGACGTGACCTTCGACATAGACAACCCGGCCGCCCGGCGCTGGATGAAGGACTCCGTGGAGGCGCTCGTCGGTCTTACGGTATGGGAGCTGGACGAGGACGACCCAGAGGGTCTCGATGCCTCTGTCATCTGGAAGGGCAGGCTGTCGGGGGTCAGGCCGGGCGGCGTAAGCATCAAGCTGGCGTTCGACTCGGTCTTCACCTCACTCCAGAGGTCAGGGCTGGCAGCACGCTACCAACGCATGTGCCGGCATGCTTTGTACGGCCGCGGGTGTAAAGTAAGCAAAGCGGCGTACACCGTCATCGGAGTGCCCAGCGCCGTAGTCGGCCAGGTGGTGACGATACCGGAGGCTGCGGGATTCCCCAATGGGTACTTCGCAACCGGCATGATCGAAACCCCGGACGGCACGCTCCGCTTCATCACAGCACACGTCGGGAGCCAGATCACACTGATGCGTCCGATGGAGTCGCTCGGTAGGTTGTTCGCGGAGCAGGGCTATGGGCTACGCTACGGCGAGGTTTATGGCGGACTCTCGGTCAAGCTCTACCCGGGCTGCGACCGGTCTCGGGCGACGTGCAATGGCAGGTACAACAACCTGGAAAATTACGGGGGCTTCGACTGGATTCCAACCCGGAATCCTTTCGGCGGCTCATCAATAGCTTAACCGCATAGGAGGAAGGCTCATGGCCTGGATCGCAGCAGTGGTATTCGTGGTGGCCCTAGTAGTCGGCCTGAGCATGATCCCCAAGCCGCAGAACGCCAAGCCAGCCGGCTTGGACGAGTTCAATGTACCCACCGCTGAAGAGGGCCGGGAGATTCCGGTCCTGTTCGGTACGAAGGACATCGCGGGGCCCAACGTGGTCTGGTTCGGCGACTTCAGGGCTGACCCAATCAAGAAGAAGGGGGGCAAGAAGTGACGGACGACAACGTGCGCATGGCCGACATCCGCGCGGCCAAGATGTGCTCTCGCGGGGCACGCGACTTCTTCAGGCGGCATGACTTGGACTGGGAGGCGTTCCTGCGCGAAGGGGTCCCGGCAGAGCAGCTGCTCGCCACGGGCGATGAGATGGCTAGGCAGGTAGTGGAGGTGGCACGTGGGCGGGAGTAGCAAGAAGGTCACGGTGGGCTACAGGTACTTCCTGGGCCTGCACCTCATCCTGTGTCACGGGCCGATAGACAAGCTCATCCGCATCAGGGTCGACGAGCGGGACGCCTGGCTTGGCTCCCGCCGCGCCGGGCGCATCTCCATCAACAAGGAATCACTGTTTGGCGGCGAGTCGCGCGAGGGAGGCATCTCAGGCCAGCTCGACTTCGAGACCGGCGAGCCCACGCAAGGCGTCAACGACTACCTGGCCTCCAGGCTGGGCAGCCTCGTGCCCGCCTTCCGTGGCGTGGTCGGTATTGTGCTCCGCCAGATGTACGTGGGGATGAACCCATACCTCAAAAAGTGGGACTTCCGCGTCAGCCGCGTCATGCTCCGCCAAGATGGCATCCCGCAGTGGTACCCGACGACTGCGAGCATCCCCACGGTCGAGTCGTTCACCGTGCGCCAGCGCATCCTGTTCAGCATCGACGACTCAGGCTCCATGAATGAGTCCGTCGGCGGTGGCCGCACCCGCCTGGACGTGCTGAAGGACAACCTGGTCAACGTGCTGGACGAGCTGAAGCTCCTGAAGGCGGACGCGTCTGTGCCACTGGACGTCGCCATCCACCGCTTCAACGGCGGCTCTACCCAGTATGTCGACATCTCGTTGGCAGGCCTAGATACACTCAAGACCTGGGTCGTCAACATGACGGCCTCAGGCGGCACGAACTTCACCGGCTCCTTCACCTACGCCAAGTCGTGGTTCAGCGCGACCGCCGAGGAGCGGCGCAACGTGATGGTGCTCATCACCGACGGGGAGCCGTCGCCGACCGATACGTTCCCGGCGTCGCTCGCCGAGGCCGCGCCGATCCTGCAGCAGACTGGCATCTGGTCAGGCAACAACGCTGTGGATGTCCACGCTGTCAACATCGACCTGGGCAACACGTTCTACTCCGAGCAGCTGGACAACACATCGGGCGACGGCGTGCCTGTCGTTGACGGCTCCAGCTCCGATGAGCTGTACAACGCCATTTTCTTTGCATTCATGGGCAACTCGCCCGCCATGAATATCGTCCACGCAATCCGCGAATGCCTAACCGATCCCACTTGGGGCATGGGCTATGCCGAGAGCGATATTGATGACGTTTCTTTCAGGGCGGCAGCACTGAAGCTGCGGCAAGAGCGCCTCGGCATCTGCCTGTTGTGGGACCGCCAGAAGACCATCCAGGAGATGGTACAGGAGCTGCTCAAGCATGCCAACGCTTCCCTGTACGTGGACCGCAAGACGGGCCTGTTCCGTATCAAGCTCATCCGCGATGACTACACCGCTGGCGACCTGCTGCACCTGACCGAGGCCAACATCCAGAAGGTCGACAACTTCAAGCGGCGCACCTTCGGCGAGCTGACGACATCCGTGACAGTCAACTACTGGAACGTGACGACAGGCCGCAATGCCCTCGCCTTCACTGAGGACATCGCTCTCGCTGCCATGCAACAGGCCTCCGTCAACAGCACGATGCAATACCCTGGGCTGCCAGACCCCATCATGGCTCAGCGTGTTGCCCAGCGCGACTTGAAGGCACTCTCCTCCCAGATGGCGACTTGTGACGTCTATGCTGACCGCACTGCCCGTGTTCTCAATCCCGGCGATGCCGTCAGGGTCAGCTGGTCTGACTACGCACTGGATGAGACAGTATTCCGGGTGCAGGATGTGGCATACGGCGATGGCAAGACTAACAGGGTCAAGCTCACCCTGACCGAAGACGTGTTCGGCATGCCTGATGTGGCGTATACCACACCCGCCCCACCGGTCTGGGAAGACCCGCAACAGCCTCCGCTGCCGGCCACGAGGCAAACCGCTTTTGAAGTACCCTATCTTGAGCTTGTACAGCGCCAAGGCCAGACCATCATAGATGCTCTGC